TTAGCGGCATCGCCGCCAGAAATAATTCAAATTGCGAGAAACTTGGAATACAAAGGTACAGCGCCTACGGAATGCAAAATTAGAACGACATACAAGGGTATTGAGTTGGAAGCGGACTTAGCCAAGATGGTCCCTGGTGACAAATACATTCTCACGAATGACAATGATAAATGGGAACTTGATATGGGTGGTTGTGCGTATGAAAATGTACTCAGAGAAATCAAATGTGGCAACAGCGAGTTTTTCCTAAAAGAGGAAGAAGTTGACTATCTATGGGATCACGCCTCCATCATCTCATGCTGACCGAAATAGTTACGCTGTGCCATGATAAACTTCATGGATGTCGACCTTTCATGAATGAAATCATACTGGGAAAGTGCTGCCTGTACAGCTGGGCATGGAATACCCGCGGCAACACAGTACATCACCATAACTCGTGCGTTTTCAGCCGTCTCTTCAATGATGGTGCGATAGTCCTTACCAATCATTGGACATTCGATGATTGTTCCAGAAGACCATGCCTGTTTGATACTCTCATCACATACGTGTCGAGTCTCCATTAGGTCATAGCCCTCGAGTAGGGATGTCGCGAAAACAAAACGCAACGCATCCACTGCAACTCCAAAGTCGATAGCACAATTTTTATGGTTCGCTGTGTTTACCGCCTTGACGTGTCGACTCGTGAAACGTGTATTCACCGCAGAGTTAATCGTGGGAGTGGGAATACCATACTCGAGACCAATCTCTGAACACCATAGACCTGTGTTATTCATGTGTCCGATATCAGCAATCTTGTTGAAATCGTATTCATGAAGTACATCCATCGCTGACTTGGTGAGGTAGCCATAAATGTCGGTGTTTTCAATCCTCTTGAGAACCTGACCCATGTAGTAGCCATCCTGATTACAGAATGCATACACGTCAGCAATACCCTGTAGCATACCATACTCTACACCATTATGTACCATCTTGGTAAAGTGACCAACACCATAGTCCTCACCCATGTATGCATAACTCTTGGCGAAAGACTTGAAGAGGTCTTCGTGTTCCTCAAACGTCTTTTGGGGTCCGCCAATCATAAGAGCGGGACCCAATCGAGCACCTTCAGCACCGCCAGACAACCCTGTGCCAAGGTACCCAATCCCCTTGGATTGACAGAATGCACCCCTGTTCCTCGAGGTTCGATAAAATTCATTCGAACAATCCACGATAGTGTCACCCTTGGACATCACCAAGCTCAGTTGTTTTACCATGGCATCCGTGGTTTCTCCATGTGGGAGAGCTGTGATAATCGTGCGAGGCTCTTTCATATCAGAGACCATCTCCTCAACATTTTCGTAACCCTTTACGTGTGAAGACTTCTTAACGACCGCCTTAACTTTTTCAGGTGAACGGTTACACACATTGAGTTCGTGGGACTTCTGGATGTTTAGGGCAAGGTTGCCACCAATAGAACCGAGACCGATGAGACCGAGAGACATTATAACTTTAGTGTGTCCCACCCTTTTATACTTATTTCACTCTCTTCACACCATGGGTAAATCTCATCACCTATGAAGTTAAGGGCATTTACACCATTTTCGATGCATGTATCACAAATTCCTTTATTATCATCGATGATGAGACCGATGTTGAGTGCACGACAGATGTCAGACTTTTTCACTTCGTGGGGTGTGTAACTATTCGTGAGAATCACGTCATCGAAAATATTGGGGAAGAATGTATCAATCCAATCTTCAGTCTCTTCCCTTACCGCGTCTTGGCGTCCAGTGACAATATACAGCTTATCAGCACTTCTACGAAGTTTGTACATGGCTCTCTGTGCCCCTCTCATGGGTACGAGTTGGATGAAAGCTTGGGACTTGTAAAATTCTTGAACCATCTTTTGAGATTCTTCTTCTGTGATGTCAAAAATATCCCGATAGACATAGCTGTACCTGGTTTTGGAAATTGTTTTGTTATGGTATTTCGCCATTGGGCTGAGAAACGGGACAAGAACTTCATCGATATCGATTGCAATGCGATTCATTTATTACACATCACTCATAATCTCTAACTGCTACACCAACGGGAAAACGTGGGACACCCAAGGCGGTGAGATTCTGAAAACGCACAGTCAGCTGTTTCCCGATGTACTTGTCTTTGTCCATCAGAAGTTGTTTCCGAAATTCGAGAGTCCCCTCTGGTCTCACAGAAAAGTGCTGTTCACCTGCACGACACACCCAGATGGCGGTACCCTTCTCACGACCCGACCCCTCCTTAGCATCTACGATGGTGTACTCTTCAGTCTGAAACGCTTTGTACTTTAAGAGGTAGTTACTTCTCTTTCCAACCTCATAGACACTTGAGGCTTCACGAATCATGATACCCTCATGTCCATCCCTGACGAACATGTCGTGGTACCTCTGAATTTCTGTCGTCTTCTTGACGAGGAAGGTGTCGACTGTGACTCGCCCCTTTCTCTCTTCGAAAGTTAGATTGGGTTTGTTCAGATTGAAGTAGTCAAACACATGGAACTCGAGGGACTTGGGATTTGTCTTGAACATACTCGTGATTTCTTCGAACGTTTTGTCGGGTGCGTAACACTCCCCATCAAGGTACTCACCATCTTTGAGACCACGTGCGAGATGTTCTACACCCTGCACAGGTTTCCCAGTTCTCGAAAAGCATCCATCCTTGGACACGAGGAGACGAACACCATCAAGCTTGGGTTGAACATAAAAGGGTTCAGTGATGTACTTCTTACGGTCTTCCCATTTGTTTGCCAACATGGGTAACACTTGGGTACCCTTCGTTCGCTCGTTGTTCCACATAGTTTGCGCTCTCGCACAAGCCTTTTCGTAACCAGTTTTGACATTTGTTCGAGACACAGATACTTTATCCGTTCCAACAACACCAGTGCTTTTGATGATATCAGCTGTACCGTTGCCCAAATCTTCAACACGAATGTCCGTGAACCTATCACGACCGTTTTTATCCTTCCGAATGAGACGCTCCATTATGACTTTAATTAATTTCTCAACTTTAAATAGATGTCTGGAATACCAGTTGTAAATTATGGTAGGATGGAACGACTTAAGCCTCCAGAGGGTACACGAATACCATGGAATCTTAACACGTTTTGCATCATATTTATCGTGCTATTTGTTCTCTACCTGTACAAGCGCTCGGTGACAATCAGTCAACAGCGTCGACAATCTTATACTTGAGGCACTTGTCTGGTGAGAGGTACAAGTCCTTTTTCATGAGTTTTTTAAATCTTTTTTCAGGAATTCTCGTTTTCGTGAGGTACATCTTCTTGAGCATCTTCATAAACTTTTCGGTGGACTTCATCTCCGTCTTCAAATCCTGAAAGTTACCCCAAAACTCGGTAGAAATCTGGTGAATCAGAACGTACGCATTCCTTCCCATGCGACGCTCTGAACCACCCAATAGGATAAATGTTGCGGCACTGCAACACGACCCCTGAGCAATTGTGACAACCCTAACCCTCGAACGTTCTAGGACGTTCATGATGTTGAGACCAGAAAATATGTCACCACCCTCACTCATGACATGAACGCGAATTTGTGGTTCATAACCGACAAGCTCCGCCTTCTTTTTGAGGAGGTCAATCTCAAGCTTCTTAAACTTCTCGACAAACTCAAGGGCATTTTCTCGGTCGACACTCCCGTAGAAGAGAATCTCGTTACCGATAACCTTGACGCACTCCTCATTTTCAGGTTCTTCTTCCGTCGTAGGCATTCTTGAGTGCTTTCTTTACTCTTGTGACGTCCCTTGATTTTAAGCCATTTCCGACGGCGAGATGATTGATGACATCAAAATCTTGTGGGGTGATTCCATAGTGGAGTAGTGGTTCTAAGTCACCCTTTTCCGCATATTTCTTTAAGAGGCATAATTCTTCTGTACCCAATCCCATTCGGGACTTTCTACGAATGTCGTCGTACTTTTGTTTACGCATCTTGTAGTTTCCCAATTTAGTCCAGCAGCTCCCAGCTCGAATCTTATCCTTGTCGAGGGGTTCACCTAGGGCGCTCTTTGGAATGGTGAGTGCATGGAGGACAAAATAGGGCATGAGGTGCCAGTTGCCACTCAAATACATGGCATTATCGTACATATCAGCATCCGAGAAGGCACTCGAAGCTCTAGGAATGTCAACACCCTTCGAGTCGACGTAGTTTTCCTGAAAGATGTCCCACATATGTCCATGCTCAGCGATTCTATCATAAATTTCTATTGGTCCAGGGTCTGTCAAAATTTCGGTGATGAACTCTTTCGGGGTTTTGAAGTCATCCATTTCATCGTATCCTTCCATGTATGTGAAGAAGTTTCGGATGTTCCCCAATGAACGTACAGCGGCGGTGTGTACATCATGACCCCTCTCTTCGACGAGTGTCATGAGAACTTCGGGTTTGTGTTTTGGTATGAACACTGTTTCGAAGTTTGGATACATACACATGTTTTTTGTCGTCACCAGAAGTGAACCTCGGGAGAGGCGGTCACCATCGGAAACTCTCTCTATTATGGGTTTGAACACAGGGTCGTAATCCTCAATGAATACGTGTTTCGTCGATGGTCGTATAAATTGGAGAAATGGGGATTTACTCTTGAGGTGTTCAGCTTGAAGCTCGACGTGGTTAAGACTCCCCAGAACCACCTTGAGAACATAGGATTTACCCACCCCAGAACCACCACAGATGAACACGTTTTTACCTTCACGGATGTATCTACGAATGAGTTCAATTTGCTTTGTGTGAATTGTCGTCACAACGGGTTCTTTTTTTTGCTCAACTACTTTAATGAAGGAATCCATCGATGACCTTACTAATCAGGCCATAGATTTGGTGCTTGAGAATGACGCACTTCATAAACGTATCGTAGAACCTTTAAAAAGGAAAATTTTACCATACGTTGCATGTAGTGTACTCACGAATGCCATCATGTTTATTCTTTTGTTGTACCTTGCTCGACGTCTGTCTCTTCTTCCTCATCCTCTTCCTCTTCCTCTTCCTCATACTCCTCCTCTCTAGGTGCCAAGAACTGACCAACCCTCTCAAACACAGTGTCCTTCGTAATGGCTCGGATAGGCTCCACTGTTTTAGGGAGCTTAAGACCAGGTATAGGGCGCACATTTAGAATCTCGGGTTTAGTGAAGACACCATCAATCGGGTACTCCTTTTCGAAATTTAGTAGAATCTTCTTTGGAATAGCGGGACACTGCTCCAAAAGACTATCATATGTCGCCTTACACTCTTCTACGAATTTTAGACCCTCCTTTTTACGTTCGTCACGTGGTAAAGCCAACTGAAGTCGAATATTCCTGGAAAGACTTCCATGACCTAACGCGGATGTTCTATGATTCTCCATCAATTCATTCACCTTAAGGAACTGCATGATTGTTGCAATGAGACCCGCCACCAGGTTTAGGCCACCAATGATGGATGGGGCCGCGGGTTGAATGCTTGCTGGTAGGGTTGACTGAGCAAAGTTTGCAGTGCCAGTAATGGTTGACAATACAATGACGGGTAAATTAAAACGCAGACTCAACTTCTTGTACATCAGGAAAGAACGATGATGCATGTACCTGTAACACGCAGAGGCTTCACCCCACTGACGCAAGATATTCTCATGGTACTCGTTCCACATTTCTTCCATATTAATTTCTTCTGACATCTTATAATAGATGAACATAATATTCCTCATTCACGTCATCTTTCTCTTGTGGATCCTGATTATTCCATTCACAAATGACCGCCGTAGTCTAGAGTTCTACTCGATTGTGATTCCCTTCATCTTCTATCATTGGTCTGTGAATGACGATACATGTGCATTGACACAGGCTGAGATGTATGTCACGGGGAAGAATAAGGATGAAACTTTCATGGGTCGTGTTGTTGGTCCCATCTACAAGATGGAAGAGAATGATGTCAATCGGTTGACAAAGTCCCTCTTTTTTGCTTTGTGGGCTTTTGTTCAATACCGCCTCGGGCATTTTGATACTTTTGTTGGTGAGTTCAAGGAATTGCTTAAAGCTAAAAAGACAAACTAAATCAGTATGGATACCAAATTTCGCAACGAGATTATTCGCTTGAAAAATGCCAGGGAGATTTACCAGTCCGATTATGTGGCGAGTATTGAGGCATTCGAGGAAAAGATTGAACGTCTCGATGCCCAGATTGACCGTAGCGATTCGGAGGTGAAGAGGGAAATTCTCGAGAGGCACAAGAACATGTACATCAAAGAAATCGAGAAGCTGGATACAACCATAGAAAAAACTACAAAATTCATTGATGACAAGGTTGCTGCATTAGAAGCCAAGTTGGGTGAGATTGATAAGGAGAAGAAGTCGTTTGATTACAACATCGAAAAACTCAAGGGTGCGATTCAGAGGCGAAACACAGGTGAGATTTTCGATATGTTCGAGAATGTAATGAACGCACTTAACGTTCTGCGCGAAGAGGGCGGTTCTTCATGAGCCTTTTGATTAACCAAGTGTTTATCGTATATCTGAAGGTATTGTTTTTTAAATCGTTCGTATAATGTGGATGTGTCCAATATGGTGGGAATAATATACACTGACCTCTCTTTAACTTTATGGTGAAGTTTTGACACGGAAATACCAATTCTCCACCATCATAATCACTATTAAGAGCTGTAATCATAGACAAAACCCTGGTCGTACCTTCCTGGTAATTACCATCTTCATGATATTTCGTGGAGCCGTATATTTTTCTCAATTGATTATATTCACAACCTTCAATTTCGATACCATATTTAGTAATTAAAATTTCCTTAATTTTATGAATACCTTGCACAATCAACTCATGTATATTTGATTTTATTTTTTGTTCAGGTGGCATTACTTTAGCATTGACATTGGTTTCGTGATTATATTCACCTTCATCAACCAATTCATGTTCATTTATATATCTAACAATCGTTTCACAATTGTCATCAGATATAAAATCGTCTAACACAAATATTTGATTAGTAGGTCTATTCTTGTCCCTTTCTATAGATGATTCAATCGACATCGTGTATGTATATTTAAGAGATTTTCTTTAATTTCCATGCTATAGATATTCTTAAAAATCCTGGTACATTTGGTGCGTTTCCCCTATGAAATATCGATGAATCAAAAACAACTAAACGATTTTTTAATGGCTCGATGGAAATAACGTGTTCATTTTCTGTTTTGAATTCGGTGTGTCCATGTATTTGGTCTACGTTATGTTTATTAATGTCACTTATGTACAGTAAAGCTGTAAAATGTTCGGAATTATCTGCATCTTGATGCCAACTTCCTCCGTTCATTATTGTTTGTCCATTCGCATAAACCCTAAGAAGAGAATATTTAGAACCAACGAGGTTTTCAATTCTTTCTTTTAAAATTTTTGTAAAAACATGTAAATGATTAAGCGACGCAACAAACCATTGTTGGGGAAATTTATCGGAGTTCGTTGATGAATGTCCGAATTGCCAAATAGGTTGTTCAAAATATTTTTCAATACGACTCAATTCATCTTTGCTTAAAAAATTGTCATAAATATTAAATTTATCATCATCAAACATGTCATTAATTATACTTCCGTATAGTCTTTAAATATTTTGAACGCACTTAACGTTCTGTGCGAAGAGGGCGGTTCTTCATGTACTCCCTGACTGTCTTAAGGAACTCACGGTCTCGCTTGACCTTGGGGTCAGCAGAAATGACGATGTAAGTCAATTTGTTCGGGAGTTTGGGTTTGTTCCCCTTCGGTTTGGGGGTCGGCTTTAGCGTCTTCTTGGCGTTCTGAATCTGCTTGGCAGTCGGCATTTACTATAGGTGAGGAAAATTTAAACTTGTCGAAGAAGTGTACTGTGTTTCTAAAGTTGTGATACACAATCATACATAAGGCATCTGCGATGTCATGTTTTCTCTCATAGGGAATGTCTCCATCGATATATTTTTCAGCGATGGATACAGTTCTCTCTTTCCTCTGGTCATAGTTGAGGTGTCTCATACCAAAGTGCACATGCATACTCACTGGTGAGACGAGGGTAACCTTGTCTTTGAACATGTAGTGCAAAAGTATCTCAACGTTTGTAAAGCCCCCAGGTGGTTGCCTCTCTATCAATATTTTCTCAGCTGCGTCGAAAAGGTCTCTATGGTCTTCAACGAATAAGGGTATCAAATCCACTATATCATTCGAGTATACATACTTATAGTCTGCGAGACTCGCCTTTTTTACGCACTCCACCTCAATCTTTGGACCCGCCTTCGAATTCGCCAGTACCATACCCATGTTGTGATACCCGATATCTATGGCGAGTATCTTCATGTCTTTATCTGAATAAAAGTCTTTAACTATAGTAAAATGCCCACGTCCAAGATTATGCAGAAGCTCAAGAAGGAACACAAGAAGCAGGTGAAGAAGATGAAGCCAGGTGTGCGTAATAATGTCAAGAAGACTCCTACCCCCACTCCAGTCAACAAGACCCCCGCGAACCTCAACAAGGCTGTCGCTAAGATGAAGGCGACCCAGGCGAAGCTCAAGGCGAACAAGAATGCGAAGGTGGTAAAGATGATTAACAAGAAGAAGTAAATCTCTCAGTGTATAACATATGAAGAACAAGACCAAGACCCAGTTGACATGGACAGCTATCGCGATTCTTTTTGCCATCATCGGGTACATGTGGTATAATCCCCAAGTTGTTGAGGTTCCTGTGGAAGTTCCCGTTCCTATGGTACCTCCACGCCTGGAGCGTTCCCAAGAGCGTCGTCGCGCACCTGAGTTTAGGGAGCCTCCCATCAAGCAGTACAAACCTGGTCGCATGCAACAGATGGGACTCCTTGTTGGTGAGGGTGAGGAGCCTCTCCCCCTTTATGGAAAGGAGGTTCGTGGACGTCGTGATAGGTACCACTATTACACCACAACTGGTGGTGAAAACCTGTACCCTGTCCCAGTGAGCCTCGACTCTAGGGATTGCATGGATGACATTGGGTGTCAGGAAATGTACGGAAATGAATCGGTTTCGGTGACTGGCAAAACAGGTTCATTCGACGTAAAAATGTATCGAACAGATGATTTTTTCTAATTATTCAGATTCGGACTCAGATTTCATACGTTTTTGTACATCGTTTACAAGTGATGCACTTTGACTAGAAGAGCAACAGCATGAAACGGCACACGCTGCTAATAGTGGGGGTGATTTCATTGGCATTTTCATGATGAGCATTATACCGAGAATAGAACAAAGTAGAGATGCAATGGTCATCCCGAGTTGTGTGTTACCCATGGGTTCTCCAGAAGTTTTGAATAAACCTCCAATCATTTACTAGTTACCTAGATAATAAATGCTGTCGTANCACGTCGTACTCNCNTAGTGACAGGCTGGCACTCTCAGATACTTTTGACTTGAGTTGAATAAGTTCCCGAATCGTGGAATCATCCAAGTGTCTGAGAAAGTCCAACTTGGAGTGCATGTCGTCGAGTTGATTCGATTCCTTATTACCCTGTACGTACGGCCATGTGTGTCTTCTCAGTGATGCAACTTCAGTCTCGAGTTGTTTAATCCTAGGAAGTAGCACTCGGTGAATGAGCGTCTTCAGTTCATGGACATCCCCCATACTTGGAGATTCGTCCCATATCTTTAATTTCTCTGGTACTAATAAATGCAGTACAG